AAGGAGTCAGGCCACACCCCACGGCAGCACATGTGGAAGTACAAGTCCTCCAAGAGGGTGACCTTCCCCGTGTTCATCCAGAAGATGAGCGTCTGTTCCTTGACTCGGTTGAAGAGGAAAAAGCACGCCAGCGAGGGGTCGAAAGCGGCCGACAACGTCAGGTAATCCTGCTTCCAGAGATCAAGGACGAACTCGTTGACGTAGGGCACGTCGTCGAGGCGGGCGTTCACGTCCACCGCTTTGAGTCCGTTGCTGCTCACAAAGTAGATGTACGAGCCCACCGTGTCGCACGCCTGCGGGTTGATGAGTCCATAGCCCTCGTGGACCTCCTGCACCTTGATGTAATCCCCCTCCTTGCGAATATGGTACTGCCGGTCCGAAGAGAACCCGATGACGTTCGGAGACACACTGCGGAAAGCGATGATCTCGTTCGTCGTGATCGAGGGGTAGTAGACGTTGGTGGGCGGGAACAACTCGGGGCTCACGTCCCGGAGGCTGGACCACCGCAACTCACCCGTACCCCGCGTGGCGTCCGTCGGCCTGTTACTGTCCTGCGAGGACACACTCGCACCCTTGATCTTCGCCACCAGCATGGTGTTCTCATAGAACATGCAGGCCCCACCCTTTGGCAGGTTCTCGTCGAAGAGGGTGTTCTCGGGGAAGACCTGCTGAGAGGCCAACTGCTTGTCCTCCAGCTCGTAGTAATACACCACCTGCTTATGGTTTGGATTGGGAAGGGGGTTATTACTCGTCAGGTAGTCTTCCAGCGTGATGATCTTGTCCAGGTGCAGAATCGTCCCCACGTACGTACCTCCCGCCCCTTGCACGCGCACGCTTCTGTAGATGTACGCCTGATCGTACTTCGTGCTGTCGTACGTGATCTCGATAGCCGCGTACAACTGCACCGAATCCAACGGCCCCGTACCGTCTGGATCAAACAGTTCGGACCGCACCTGCGCAATGTCCGAGAGTGCGGACCGCCGTCCTGTCTTCCCGTCGAAGAGGAGGTACGCGAACGTGTAGTCGCCCGGCTGGAGCGTCGAGATATCATCTTCGATGGCGAGCTGCGGCGATGTCGCCAGCAACCCCGTCTCCGACGGCTTGTACTCCGTCGTCACCACCTGAGCGTTGCCCGGCCGATCCGCGTCCGCGAGTGCCGTAATGCTGCCGAGAGCGATGGCATTGCCGGGACTCACCAACTTCGGGACACGCCCCGGACCTGTGTTGGTCGTCAACTGGAACGCATACGGCGAGTCGCCATCGACGCTGAACGCGATGGAATCCTTATCCTCAATGTACACGAACACGTAGCGGCCCCACACGGAGACGCCCATCTGCGTGCCTGTCTTGCGGTCGTAGTCACGGGGCAATGGAACCCCCGTCTTGATCGACTGCCCACGCACCCAGTTCCCCGTCAGACTGTTCCAGTAATCCACAAACACGTCACACGCGCTCGCCCCGGTCGCATTGTTCTTCCTCCGTACACGGATGACAAAGCCGAACCCGTATCCCGTCTCCCCGATGACGAAGGTGAAGGGGAAGCAGTTGACGATGACGGAGGAGTTGTCGTGGTTCCCACCCCAGTCCGACGAACGGAAGCGGTGGACCTCATTGAAACCCGGATGCGGGCGGATGAAACCGTTCAGTGTGCCGTCAACCCCGCTCAGTCGGTAAGAGTCCGGGGCGCGTACGGTAACCCTCGAACTCGTCGCGTTCATTGTGCCATTGAAGGTGTAGTTCCAAGTTCGATGTTGCTCCACCGTTTGACCTCCTGAACGATCCGGTTGGCCGAGAAGGTCGCAAGGGAGGCACAGCCCGCGTCACACGCGGCTCGGAACCCATGAGACTGTCTCCACCAACACCCGGTACATGATAGCCGACCCTCCTTGTCCGACAGTTCCAACACATGACTTCCGTACTCTTTGAAGATGTTCGACGTGGGTCCCATGACAGCCACCGTGCGGACGCCCAACGACGCCGCCAGATGGATCGGTCCCGTATCCCCACCCACCACACACGCCGCCCTCTTCATGAGGCTCGCCGACACCCCAATCCCATACCCATAGAGCGAAAAGGGAAACTGGTCCTTGTGCGGTTCCCACTCTCCCTTCGTGCCGAAGACGGCAATCGTCCGGAACCCCTCCTTCTCCAGCATCCAGCACACATCAATCATGGTGTGCATCGGCACATCCCTCGTCTTGAAGTGCGTCCTTGGGTACACCACCACCACGGGCCTCTTATCTTCACCCATCAACTTGATGGCCTCCGTCTCATCCAACGGATTCAGGATGACCTCCGGTGCAACGAAGCCCGGTCTGTAGGGCAGGTGCCTCCCCCGGAACGTCAACCGCCCCTCTTTCCCATGATTTACTTTGTTCTCCAGTTGGAACCCCAACGACTTCCCACCGATGGGCACCTTGGGACCCGGCCATTCCTTGACCACGGTGCAGCCCAGCAGACGGAAGAGGTCCGCCTTCGTCCGGTCCCCCGTCACGAACACGCAGGGAATCCCGCGCTGCTTGTACCACTCCGCATACCACGCATATGCCGCACAGTCACCGAGCCCGCCATCGGCATCGAAGACCACCGTACCTTTATGGATCGGAGCAGGGGGCACGCCGGGATTGACGACCCACCACATCCTCGCCCCGTGGTTATACCCCGGCAGCGACACGAGCGCCTCCTGCACTCCCGCCAGGTCCGCATCGTGTCCTGTCAGCATCCCGCCCCGCCGCACGACCCGTCGGCACAGGTCAAGGTCCGACGTGACGGTCGCCGCATCGTGCCCCCCATCTATGAAGCACAGGTCGGCACCCGAAGGCCACTTCTCCTGAATGAACCGTCGGATCGTGTCCGCATGATGGACGGTGTCCCCCGACAGAAAATCGACGGTACGCCCCTCGAACTGCTTCATCAGCGATTCGGGCTTGACCGCATCTTTCGCCTGAGCCTCGGGCGTCGACACCCATCGGGACGAGTGATCGTCCACGGTGATGACGGAGCAGCCCAGCGAGAGGAACAGCTCGGTGGTGCGGCCCTTGAAGGTACCGATCTCGACGACCGTGCGAGCGGCAGACTTGATGACGAGGTCCGCCAATTCCTGGAGATCGCCTTCGGGTGTGGTTCCCGACACACTGAGCGCGTTGGAGACGGCCCGGTCCCGACGGGCGGTACCCCCCTCCAGTCGGGCCAGCGTGGGTTGGACCTGGGCGGAGAGTTCGGTAAGAAAGTCCCCCACAAAGTCGGATGCCAAGGCTTCGCCGAGGGACCCCGCGTCGTTTGACTGGAGGGGGGCATTCGAGAAACCGTCACGGGCGCGGGGGCATTCGAGGTAGGGATAGGAGAGTTTGTCGCGGTCGAGGTGGGCGATATCACGGTCGCCGCACCCGCACTCGTTGCAGTAGTGGTGCTGCTCATCCTTGGACTTGGCGAGGGCTTCGCACGGGGCCACACCGGAGGCGATGTCGCCGAAGCAGGAGCGGTGGCGGGCGGCGATCACGTCGTCTGGGGCGCGTTTCCCAGTGAAGCCCTTGGAGGCGAGGGACTTGGCGAAGGAGGTGGCCTGATTCCAGGTGGGAACGACCTTTTCCCAGCGGTCCCGCTTGGAGGGTTCGGCGGACACCCGCAGCTCGACGCGGTGCATCTCCGAGACGATCTTGCGTTCCCGCTCGGTGAGCAGGTCCGGGCGCTTCTGGATGGCGGACACAGCGTTGGAGACGATGGTGGAACGCACGTCGTTCTTGCTGTCGGCTCCGCCCTGAGCGAGGCACGCATCGCAGAGCGTGGAGGCGACAGAGACGCGGAAACCGGCCTCGGCATCGACGAGGTGACAGCCGCCGTAGTAGCGGCCACGACATTGGGAGGCGCGGATTTGTTCAAACTCTTGGGTGGAGGAGGGAGTTGGCATTCCTCATTCTAGGAACACGTACGGCAGCACTGTGGAATGAGATCGACAGGGCCGTTGTCGTAGCAGCACACAAGATTCCACGGACCGCAGCCGGGCGGGCATCCGGGGCAGGACGTCGTGTCGGGGCATCCTCCCTGACCGGAGCAGCACCCACCAGGAAGCGTCGTGCAGTAATTCTCTCCAACGTCGTGACCCGCATCGCAGAGGAAGTTTCCAAAGCCGTCCGCAGGCGGGCAGTACGTGGTGGGTCCGGGTGGACGGAAGATGATCGTCACGTCACAGACGGTGTCGTCACCACAGCCGATGTCTGAGGGCGCAGTACCCGTACCGTCTCCGGTGTTCGTGCCCGAGCCCGAACCCGTCCCAGAGCCGGAACCTGTTCCTGTACCCGTCCCGGTCCCTGTTCCGGTTCCCGTTCCACTGCCGGTCCCCGTACCCGTTCCAGTTCCCGTTCCCGTTCCGGTGCCGGTGCCAGAGCCGGAGCCGCTGCCTGTCCCCGTGCCTGTGCCCGTGCCGGTTCCGGTGCCCGTTCCGGTGTTGTTGTTGGGGGGTGGATCGTCGGGTGGGATGGTGTTGACGACGCCCGAGGTGGGAATCTGCACGCGGACGACGAGGGGTTCCTTTTCGGGAACGGGGTAGCGAAGGGTGAGGGGGTCCCGGATTTGGACCTGACCAAAGCCCCCCTTGAGACGCGCTTGAATGGCGTCCGAGGGTTTGGGGTAGAACGTCTCCACCCACCGTGTCGCGGTGTTCCGGGACTGGGAGTTGGGAGAGTCAAGTGGCACTTACTGCGGTTGTCCTGGTCGGCGGAAGGGGTAGCCGTTCTCGTTGTTGTCGATGGTGTCCTTCTCGATGCTGAGACCCATGCGTTCGTTCGCGTAGGTGTGAGCGTCGAAGCAGGTCTTGATCGAGGCAAGGTATGCCGTGCGGAGTTCGGCCGCCTTCTGAGCCGACTTGCTCCGTGGAATGCCAAGACGCATGGCGGCCCAGCAGGAGATGGCGTCCCACATCGAAGTAAACGCGGCGGGCACAATCTCGTAGGTCACCGAGCCCGCTGTCGTGGACAGGAGGCGGGTGGTCTCGACGTACCAGGTGCCGGAGGAGAAGTAGGAGCTGGAGATGGGGACCTCTTCCACAGGTCCGGTCGTGGGGATGATGCGGAGGTACTGCCCGGCGTACGCGTTGGTGCGGCGGTCGACGAGGCCCATCGTGGGCGTGGCGGCGAGGGCCACCTTGGAGTAGGTCGTGTGATGGGAGAGGGTGCCCGTGCCGAGGTGCATCTGCACGTCACCGTTGGAGGTGTAGTTGATGCGGAGGAACTGGTCGGAGTCGGGCGAGGAACCGTAGAAGCCGAGAACGTATGCGCCCGGATTGCCCTTGATGAGCCACCCCGGACCTTCGGCGTGGTACAGGGTGCGTGGAGTGATCTCGGAGTTGGGAGTCCCACCCAGTTCGTCGATCACCTGGAGAGACATCACGCTGTTGATACAGGGTGGAAGGGGGTAGTCCCCCGCACCGGAGCAGGCGAAGTCGTACTGGAGGAAGAAGCGAGTCTGGGAGGTGAGGTTGATGCGAGCGAACACGTCCGCGTGGGCGGGACCGATCAAGTGACGGACGACGTAGTCGTCGGTGTACTTGGCGTTCAGCTCGGGCTCGTCAAGATAGAAGCGGACGCGCTCTACGATGGTTCTGATGCCTGATCCTGACGAGTGCATGGTGGGCTCCTAAAACTTGGACCTCATCATATCGTAGAAGGCGGGGTTGTGGCTGCGACCGGCGAAGGGCATCGAACCGTCCTCTACGAGGGCGGCCGTCTGGTCGAGCCCGATGTTGCGGCAGTGCTTGACGTACTCCCGCTTCTCGGTGTGCCGTGCATCCTTCTGGACACGCTCGGCCACCTGCCGCTGCTTCACGGAGTTCAGGATGCGGGCGTGAATCTCCTCGGCGGGCCGGAGACGGTCGAGGAGCGTCTGTGGTGCCATGAGGTCTTCGGGCCACCACGCGGAGGGACTCCCGTGGAACACTTCCAACTCTTGGCAGACGGGAACGACGGCCTCGCTGGGCGAGTAGACCCAGCAGGCGAGGACGAAGGACTCTTGGAAGGTGTGGTAGTAGACGAAGAGGCGGGAGTTGCCAGTCTGACGACGGAGCCACTCCAACCACGGCCACGATTCTTTGAGGATGCGGTGACGGCCCGGTTCCAAGGCGAGGAAGCGTTGGTGTGCCGCGTCGTACCGGGAGAAGAGGAGTTCCACGGTCGGTGAGTTTTTCATAAAAACAGAGCCCGCCCTGTTCGAGCGGGCTCCGTCCTCTTGTGTCCTCCGCCAGGACACACCAAACTCCACAGTCGTTTAGCCGATGATGCGGTCTTCACCGACGCTTGTGATCTTGATACCACAGACCTGCTTGGGAGCGACCTGTGTACGGAGCCAGCACGGCATCTGCGTTCCTTCCGTCACCAGCGTGTTCGAGCCGCTGACGATGGACATGGGAATCAGGTGACTGCCGGTGCCCGTGAGCATCGGACCGATGAACTTGAACGGGGCGTACGCGGGTGCCTTGTCGACACTGCGGCTGCCCTTGGGATCGGGAGGCGAGTAGCGGTACCAGTTGTTCTTGCGCTTGATACCGTACACCGTGCCACTCTCCACGAACCCAGAGGTGACACAGTCGATGGTACGGCCGTCGAAGACGAAGGCCATGCCCGCGTTCTGATCTTTGTTGTCCGAACCCTCGTGCTTGATCGTCGAGAGACGACCCGTACGGTCCAGCAACTCTTTCTGAATCTTCTGGCCCTCGTACGCGAGCCACACGCCTTCGGAGGCGATCATGGTGTCCACGCTGTAGCCGTACTTCGTCTTCGCCGCGTGGAACGCACGCAAGACCTTTCGGAGCGTGTGTTCCGTAAGCGGCTGGCCGCTGTTGCTGTACGCCAGCGACCGGAACTCCGGATGCACGTTGACGTTGATGTTGCCACTGTACCCGTAGTTGGTGCCCGGACGCTCAGCGCCCAAGAGGCAGTTGGCGTCGGCATCGGTTTCGCCGCTGGCGTCACCGAACTTGAGCCAACTGTTCATGCCCGCGATGCCTGTGAAGTACGGACTGGCCGCGTACGGCGTGGTCGCAGAACCTTTCGTCTTGGCGAAGACGATTCGGCTTCCACCACCGGTACCCTGGTTTGCAGTGAGTTGTGCGCTATAGGATGTACCACCACCGACGGCCGTGTCGAGGGCCTGGTTGCTGATACTGCGGAAGGCGACCTTGCCCGACAACTCATCGACGCGGACGACAACGAGGACTGTGTCTCCCGTTGTGCCGTTGTTGAGAAGGTTTGCACCCGTACTGTCATACATTTGGATGCGCTGACCAACAAAGAAGCGGTGGATCGCATAGTTGCTGTAGGTGAGGTCCACGGTGAGGACTTTGTTACCACCGCCGTCGGCACCGGCCGAGACAGCCCATGAACTGGTTGGTACTTGTGCCAGAGCGTAGAAGTCGTTCTGGGACAGGTAGAAGTAGTTGCAGAGCATCTGGGCCATGTTCATGGCGAAGCCCTGGAGCTTCGGCATGAGATGGTCGTCGATGTAGGCGGGGGTCGCTTCGAGCTGCATCTCGCCCAGCGTGAACATGAGGTTGCCCAGCATCGACCGCATCCCGAAGGACATGCGGAACGTCGACTGGTTCGGACCTTCAAGCGGCGAGGGGAAGGTCTTGCTGAGACCCTGCGTGAACACCTTCGCACCGAGGGCGACGTTGCTCGGGTCGCCGTACAGCGCGAAGTCCTGCTGCGGACCGCCGCCGTCGATGACGCCGGAGAGGCCGCTGCGGAACGTCTTGATGACGAGGTAATCTCGACCCATCTGGTCGGACGACTGCACACCCTGCGAGGATGCAATCATGCCGGTGAAGATGGGATCGAGAGCCGGGGTGAGGTCCTCAACACTCTTGTTGAGCACTTCGGTGATCGCGGGAGCCCGCGTGTTCAGAATTGAGCCTGATGGGGAAGCCATGAGTTACATCCTTGTGTTGTAAGCCCGAAAGCCCCCACCAGGCTCAACCGTCCACAGGATCGGCGAGCAGCTTCGCGGAAGCCCACTTGCTTAGTTTGTCCTTGCGTGTTTCGACATCGTCCGACCCCTTGATGTCAAGTTTGGGCGGTCGTCCCTGGGCATCGAGGTACGGGTTGGGTGCCGATCCGATTCCAAGTTTGGAAGGATCAGGCAGGAACCGTGACCTGCTCTCGACTGCTTTCTTGACCGCTTCCTGGGCGGCCTTGGGGACGAGCGTCACCATCCAGTTGGGATTCCACTGTTGGCCGCTTCTCGACTGCTCTTCACGGAGCGCAGCTTTGACGGCTCTGAGGACTTCCTCTCGGACTTCTTGACGGATCGGCGTCTGGTATTCCTGCACGGCCTGTTGATCCGGAGATTCAGGGAGGCGGAACTTGACCAGCGTGTCCAGCATGGTACGAAGTTCCTTGGAGGAGTCAAGAGCCTGCCCGGTTTGCTCGTTCAACATCTGCGTGTGCCGACGATACCAGTCCTCTTGCTGAGCCTTCGTGAGCGACTCCACATTCTGCGAGAGAGCATTCAACTTCTCATCCAACTCCGAGGGACCATCGTCGTCCTCGTCGGCGGGGGGCTTGGCCTTCTTGCCCTGCGGTGCCTGCGTCTCCGTCTCGGTGGTTCCCTTCATCATCTCGTCAATCTGCTGCATGGTGTACCCCGCGTCGGCGTACAACTGCCGGGTGCGACGGTCGATATCGACGGGGTCCTTCCCCTTGACGATCCCGTCCACGTTCTCCCATCGCTTCTTGTACGTCTCGACTTCCTTCTTATACGTGTCCGCCGTGGAGCGTGCGGCCACCAGTTCGTCATACTCCTTGCGTGTCAGCTCAATCTTCCCACCCCCACCCGCGTCCCCACCTGACTGGAAGGGGGCTTTCCCCTCTGCGGTGGCGGCGGAACCGCCTGCGGCGGCGTCCCCTGCGGTATTGGTGTCTGTGTTGTAGAGCGGTGCGTTACCAATGAACATGCGGAAACTCCTGAGTTACATTGCGAGGCGCGGGCCAGGCGGTGGGACGAGACCCCCCCTTCCAGTCGGGGTGGCGGATTCGTCGAGTGAGGGAACACCTTGGGGGAGGAGGGCTCCCATCCAAGACTGGAGCGTGAATCGGAACTTGATGAACTCGTTCTGGACGGCGGGTGAGGCGAACATGAAAGCGGGGCCGACCATGACGGTTTCGAGGAGACGGAGGACGACGGCGGGTTTGGTGGTGTGGGGGGTGAGGATGAGTTCGCCGGGTTCCTCACCGTCACCGAAGAGGGAGAGGATAGCACGGATGCCCATGTCTCGGGCGGCCCGCGTGTCGGCGGTGTACATGGCGAGGTCGATGCCCTCGTCGAAGGCGGTCAGTTGGAGGCCGAGGGGGTCCTGGTTGATGCCCTTCTCCCAGAGGTCGAGGAGTTCCGCACGCCGGGCGGTCACGGCCTTGGGGGAGAGTGAGCGGATGGTGTACTGGAGACGGGTGATGTCGGGGAGGGGGTTGTCCTTGAAGGAGACGGTGCCCTCCTTGTTGTCGATGACGGCACCCAGGAGGTCCAGGGAGAGGTTCGTGATGGGGATGCCTTGTGCGCCCTCTGTGATGTGGGCGAGAGCCTGCTGGTGAAGGCCGCGGTACATGGTGGAAAAGGCTCGGGCGATGCCTCCCGTGGGGGCGGTCAAGGCCCGGTTGGCGACTTCCTCCAGGTAGTTGAGTCCGGAGGCGGAGTCGATGCGGCCCTTCTCTTCGATGATGTCGGTGATCGGGTTCACCTGCTTCATGGATTCGCGGGCGAAGGCGGCCACCTTGCCGGGCATGTCGCCGGTGTTCCAGGGTTGGATGGGGAAGGGTGTGAAGCCTTCGGAGATGGGGTCGGGTTCCCAGAACATGACGCGGAGGCCACGTCCCACGTCGCGGAGGGTCTGGGACTGGGGCATCTGGCCCTGGGGCATGACGAGGATGCCGTAGCGGTCCAGGTCCGAGACGTTCTGGTAAAGCGCGGATGTGAGTTTCTCCAGCTCCTTGTGCTGGGAGTAGAGAAGGTCGAACATGCCGACGCCATACCAGGAGCCGTTGTTCATGAAACGGGAGAAGCCGATGGAGGGGTAGACGTGCTGGTCGGAGAGGTCGTGGTCAACGAGGACGGACTTGCCCGAGGTGAGGATGTAGCGGGAGACGGTGTCGTTGGGGCCGGTCAGCCACAGCTCGCGGACGCGGGCGATGGCGAGGTCGGAGGGTCCGGAGTTGGGGGCGGTATCGACGGTGCGGGTGGTGAGGGAGTTCTGGGGGCTGCTGAGAGGGGGGTTGTCGCCACCAGGGGACTGCCACAGTTCGCCCGCCATCGTGTCGAGCCAGTCCATGTTGTCGATCTTGGAGGCGATCTTGCGTTTGCCGTAGAGGGCTTCGAGGCGGGAGACGGGGACCCAATGTTGGCGCATGAAACCGCCGGTCTGGGTGTGGTCGTATCCGACGGCCGGGAACGGGTACAGCTCGCGTGGGTGGACGATGGAGAGGGACGTGGAGAGGCCGACGGTGGGGTGCTGGGAGACGTGGCCGGTGATGCCACAGAAACCGAGGCAGGTGAAGGTGTAGGCGAAGTCCTCAATGACGGGGTCGAGGGTGTTGGGGGTGAGGAGGGAGGAGAGGGTGACCTGGCCGATGGCCTTGTCGCGGAGGCCCTGGAGGGAGGAGAGTTGGGGGATGACGACGGGGGAGAAGTCCATCGACTGGATGCGGGAGGCGACCTGGTTGATGGCGAAGAGGAGTTCCTGACACTGGAACTTGACGGAGCCGTCCACGTCGACGTAGTGGGGCGTGATGCGCCCCGTGTGTGGGTCGAAGACGGAGAAGCGGCGGTAGCCGTTGAGGTAGTACCACGCGAGGAGCCACTGCATACGACGCCACAGGTAGAGGCGGTCGCAGCGTTCGGCGTGGTCGGCGAGGATCGAGGTGAGGGCCGACTCGTTCTTCGTGAGTTGGATAGAGAAGTCGGGCATGAGTTGAGGTTAGGAGGGCTTTTGGGATTTGGCGAGGTTGCCACGCGGAACAAAGCCGGTGGGGATGGTGCCGGGGTGTTCTATGACTCGAACGTCAGGGCCGGGGTTCGTTTCGCTCAGCATGGTGGGCATGGGGGAGCGGGCGAGGGCCTCCTCGCGTTGACGGTCGGCGGCGTCGGGAGGGAGAGATTCCCCCCTTCCAGTCTTGAACTCGCGGGGGTGAGGGGTGGTGGGTTCGTGGTAGCGGGGACCGTCGCCGTAGTAGCAATCGAAGAGGGCGTGGGCGAGGGAGGCGGGGAGGACGACGTGGGAGCCGTGGAGGTTGTGGGGTGTGGTGGGTGGGAGGAGCGGGGCGGGAGTGGGGGTGGGGATTTTGCGGGCGGTCATAGGGGGTCCTTCTGGGGGGTGGGGGGAACGGAGCAGAGTTTTTCGATGAGGTCGGTGGAGAGGAGCTGGAGTGGGACACCGTAGGCGTGTGGTGTGCCGTAGGGGTCCTGGAGGCGACCGGCTTCCATCTCCAAGATGGGGTTGAGGGGGCCTTTCTGGTGGGGGGCGGCGCGGCGGAGGGTACGGCCACGGATGATGAAGGTAGTCATGGCCCCGGTGTCGAGTTCGTCGTCGTGTTGGAGGCCGCCGTCCTCCACTTCGGGGTTGAAGGAGTCGATCTGGTCGAAGAGGCGGGAGAAGGGGCCGTTGGATTGCTTGAGGTAGTAGGGCATCTTGATGAGGCCGTGGTCGAAGCGGGTGTCGAGGGTGGCGATGCGGTCCACTTTGGCGTCGACGCCGGGGTTGAAGGGGTGGAGGGAGGGGATGTTGCCGATGCCGAGGGTGGCGGTGAAGCGGGTGGAAAGTGTGGATTGGTAGCGTTCGTAGAGCTTTTTGGATTGCTTGACGACTTCGACGTGGATTTGGCGGCAGCCCCACCGTTCGCACATGCGGAGGGAGTTTTCGATGAGGACGGAATCCTGGCGGCGGTCGGACCACATGTCGAGCCAGAAGAGGATGTTGTCGGGGTCCAGGCCGAAGAGGGAGCAGACGCGCCGGTCGGAGGTGGTCTTCTCGGTGTAGGCGGTGTCGACGGTCATGAAGAGGCGGAGTGAGCGGGCGAAGTCAACGAGGGGTGTGCGGATGGGGTCGGAGGTGACGGGGTGGAGGTAGCAGATGGAGCCGGGGGAGGCGAAGGGGGAGACTTGGAAGAGGGAGGGGTCGATGCCCTCGAACCAGAAGGCGTGGCGGCCACGGGGGTCCGTGGAGGGGCGGAAGAAGGCGGTGGTTGCTTCGCCGGGCTTGGCCTGCATTTCGGAGTTGAAGACGGCGGGGCCGAGGATTTCGCGGACCTGGGGGAGCGTGAGGGTGGAGGGAGAGAGGGCGAGGCGGTCGCGTTCGGCCTCGTCGGAGGGCCACATGTGCGGCCAGCAGGAGGTGAGTCGACCGTCGTCCTCCTCGTGGCAGGCTCGGATGATGATGCGTTTCCAGAAGGAGGAGGAGAGGCGGGGGTCGGTCAGGCCGCCGTCCTGCATGGCGGAAACGACGTGCCAGAGGAAGTGACGGCGGGAGACGAAGGTGCCGGTCCAATCGAGAGCGGAACCGGCGCGAAGGACGGTGGGGATGGCGACCTTGAAGAGGAGGGTCTCCATGTAGTCCCGGATGGTGGACATGGAGGTGGAAGCTTTGGCGTCGTATTCGGGGTCGTCGAGGCGGAAGCGGCGGGGACGGACGCCACGGATGCGGGACTCGGAGGAGAGGCAGCGGAGCCAGGAGCCGTTGTTGAGGTGGAAGTAGTCGATGCCCGTGGACTTTTCGCCACGGATAGGCTGGAGGGTGGAGCGTCCGTACTCGGGGGCGAAGTCCTCCTGGACGCGGGGGTTGTGGTAGCAGAGGTCTTTGAGGCGTTGGCCGACGTGCTTGGCGTTGTCGTGGGTGGAGGTGGCGTAGACGAAGGAGTAGTTGGGCGCGGAGACGATGCGGAGGCCGGTGTCCTTGCAGAGGTGCGTGGACTTGGCGGAGCCGCGAGGAGCAACGATGGCGGAGAAGCGGGAGGAGGCCCACAGGGAGGACATTTCCCAGTGGAAGGGGGCCGAGACGAGGGGGGTCTGGTCGTAGAAGCCGGGGTCGAAGGAGAGGGACGGGTCGGGGTGGAGGTAGTAGAGATCGAAGAAGTGGGTGGAGGCGACGAGGTTGAGGGCCATGTCGGCGTCGGGAAGATCGGGGATCGTCCAGAGGCGGCAGGCGTTGACGCGGGCTTTGCGCTGACCTTCGGCGGTGAGGTCGTTGTAGTCGGCGGGCAGGGGGTAGAGGGGGTTGCCGTGCCTGGGGATGGGGAGGACGCGGAGGTTCATGAGCGGGTGGGGGCGGGGTAGAGGGGAATGCGGGCGTCGAAGAAGTATGGGATCATGTGGAGGAGGAGACGGAGGTGGATGTCTTCGGGATTGGGGACGAAGAGGCGGCGGGCCTTGTGGAAGGTGATGTAGCGTTCGAGGAAGGTGGAGGCTTCGAGGGAGAGGGTGCGTCCGGTGGGCGTTTCGCGGGAGAGGAGGAAGTCGCGGAAGTGCGCTCCGAGGAGGGAGAGGGTAGGGATGGAGAGGGTCTCGCGGGAGTTGATGGAATAGAGGTGGTTCAGTTGGGTGAGGACGAAGTCGCCGAGGTCCTGGGTGTTGGAGCGGGTAAGGCGGAGGGCGGAGTGTTCGATCTGGGCGGTGGCGAAGGAGGAGGGACGGGCGTCAGGAGAAGGAGGGGCCACTGGGGCCTTGGTCATCAGCGGGAGGGGTGGCGAGGTCGGAGGCAAGGCGGGCGATGGGGTTGTGGTGGGCTTGGATGAGGGCGGAAGCGGTGACTGAGTGGGTGCGGATGGTGTTGCCATGTCGGTCCTTTCGTTCGGTGAGGACGGTGCGGATGCGGGCTCGGGACTGGGAGAGGAGAGCGGCGGTTTTGGAGAGTTGGATGAGGAGGGATTGGGCTTTGAGGGAGACTTCAGGGTCGGGATCGCGGCAGCGGTCGACAAGGGATTGGACGAGTTCGGTCTGGGAGTAGTGGGCGGCTTTGAGGGCGGCATCGAGAGTGTCCGGTTCTAGGAGGGTGCAGACGGAAATGGGGGAAGAGGGGGAGAGTTCAAGAGCGGGGGGCGGAACGGGCGCGAGGTTTGATGGGGCTGATGGGTTGGTTGGGGTCTGGGACATTGGGTGCGGAGTAGTCAGGGGTGACGGAGAGGGATGCGGGGATGGTATGGCCCGATTCTTCGAGGGCGTTCAGTTCGGCGGTGGCGAGGTCGAGGGAGGCGTTGGCGAGAAGGTCGGCGGTGGAGGAGGCGATGAGGCGGGCGGCCGAACGGGAGAGGGAGGCGGAGAGGATGGAGGGGTCTTCGAGGGAAGCGTTGAGGCGGGCGTTGGCGAGGGTGCGTCCGAGGGCGGTGCGAAGGCAGGAGAGGATGTCGGTGGGGAGGGCCTTGGGACGGCGGCCGCCGCGTTTGTTGCGGGAGGAGGAGCCGGGGAGAGAGAAGGAGCGAGCGCCCTGCCGGAGGGCTACGCGGAGGGCGAGGGCCACGTCGAGGGGGTCGAAGAAGAGGGTGGAACCGACCTCCATGAGGGGGAGGTGCAGGTCCTTTTCGAGGAAGGCGATGAGGTTGGCCTCGGTGATACCGAAGGGCTCGAAGGTTTCGACGAGGAAGTCGATGGAGTAGAGGGTGAGATAGGGGGGAATGGAGATTTTGGAACGGCGGAGGCGGGGGTGGGCGGGGTTGGAGTGAGGCATACATTAGTATAGCATTTTTCCTTGCTCATGGTTTCTTCATGATGTGGCGTGGGTTCCTATACCTGCTCGGGAATGTCTGAAACACGAGAAATTGGCGCAACCTTTTAGGAAAGGTGTGAGTTATGACACAGGAAATCAGGATTGGTGATGAGAGTCGGCCCGTGGATGCGAAAGCCCCGTGGGTACTAGCGGATGCGTTGGTGCAGCGGGTGTGGGATGGTGGGGGGTTGTTGTACAGGGTGGGCGAGTGGTGGGCGTGGGTGGGCGGGAAGTGGAGGTTGAAGAGCGAGGAGGAGATGGGTCTGCATGTCATGAGGGAATTGGCGCAGATGTGGGTGAGGGTGACGAGGGGTGAGGAGGAGGTGGTGGTCCCGGTGGGACCGAACAAGGGGATGTGCGAGGAGGTGCTGTGGGCATTGAGGGCACAGAGGGAGGTGAAGGTGTTGGGTCATCCGGTGTGGTTGACGGGGCAGGGGGACAAGCCGAGGGCGGAAGACTGTGTGGCGTTCGAGGATGTGGTGGTGGCGGTGAAGGGGGAAGGGGTGGAGGTGGTGGGGGTGAGGGGGCCGGAGTGGTTCGGGCCGGTTGTGCCGTGCGAGTGGGAGGAGGGGGCGGAGTGCCCGGTGTGGATGGGTGCGTTGGCGAAGTGGAGCAAGGGAGATGAAGGGTGGGTCAAGGTGTTGCAAAGGTTTATGGGCATGGTGCTGACGGGACGGAGGGATTCGAGGAAGCTGCTCGCGTTGCTGGGGAAGACGGGCGGCGGGAAGGGGGTGTTGACGGGGGTGTTCTCAGGGTTGATGGGGGAGGAGTGGTTCCGGAGTGTGGATTGTGACACACTGGTGAGTCCGTTCGGACTGGCGGGGCTGGGACGGACGAGTTTGATGGTGGTGACGGAGATGCAGGACTTGGGGAGGGTGCAGAAAGAGACGTTCGGGAGGGTGGTGAAGCAGGTATTGGGGCAGGACAAGGTGAGTACACAGGAGAAGTACCAGGCGATTCAGCACAACACGGTGGTGAAGTGCGCTATGGTCGTGTGTGGAAACCAGATTCCGAGGATCGGGAACCAGGGGCAGGGAGTGAGCAACAAGATTCTGGTGCTGCCGATCAAGAACAGCTTTGATGTGGAGGGGGGCATGGACAAGAAGCTGCCGGAGAAACTGAGGGGGGAGGTGAAAGGGATCGCGGCGTGGGCGATGAAGGGGGCGGTCGAGTATTGCGGGGGCGGGGAGGAGATGTGGCCAAGGGTCGAGGGGGCCGAGGAGATGATGCGGGAGTTCGGGTTGGCGAACAACCCGATGGATGAGTTTCTGGAGGATGTTTTCGTGAGGAATGAGAGGGGGTTCGTGGACGGGGAGACGTTGAAGAGGGAGTGGCGGGAGTGGGTGAAGGAGGCGAAGCGGCCGTGGGCGAAGGAGGTGAGGGTGAAGGGGCTTCTGGCGGCCGTGGAGAAGGGGGGGACGTGGCATTTGGAGCAGGCGAGGTGGGGCGGGCAGGGCGTGAGGGGGTTGAAGGGATTGAGTTTGAGGAAGTGCAAGGAGGGGGAGTGATCCCTAACGGGGTGGGGGGCTCCCGCCAGTTCCGCCAGGTCGGGAAAAAAAAGTTCGCCAGATACTCTTCTCTCTTCTTCTTTCCATTCTCTATAAGAAGAAAGAACTATTGGCGGAACTGGCGGGATTTCGTAAGTGCTTGTGGGGAAAGGGCGGAGGCACGCCAGTAAAGTGGCGGGGTCCTGGCGGAAGTGGCGGGATTAGGGGTTTGTTTTTCCTGTGGGGGAGAGAAATTTTGAGAGGGGTGGGGTGTTTCCCCCAGTGGATCGTCACCCGACTAGGGGGCCGACCGGGTGTCCCCAATTCCCGCCAGTTCCCCGCCAGCAATCCGCCAGGTCTTCTGGCGTCCCGTGTTCGGTCCCTGCTCGCAGGTTGTTCGGTGGCTTCGCCACAGCGTTTTGGCGTCTCGAAGAGGAGGCTTCGCCTCGCGGCTTCGCCGCCAAGGCAAGAGTCATCACATGAGCATGTGATCGCTTGCCGCGTGGCAAGTGGATCAGTCCCGACACCCCCCGTTTCAATGGAGACCCCCCATGCGTCACAACAACATCCGTCCCTTGCTGCGGCTTCCGCTCGAACACGTCAACACGATGTTCCGGTATGCCGACGATGGCTGTCTCGCAGCACCCGTCGATGCGGCCGTGTGGTCCGCACAGAAGGTTCTTGCGATTCGTCGCGGTGCTACTTCCTGCAGGAAGTGGTACAAGAACGTCAACGCAGAGCAACGCCGCTCACGGCGTCGATCATTCAAACTCTGCGACATCCCGTTCTGAGATCGGCGGCCTTCGGGCCGCCTTTTTTCGTTGTCCGGGAGTGGACTCGCATCCGCCCAATTCCCTGCGTGTGTCCTGTGGTGGTGTAGTCACCTGCGGTGTTGCAGGTGGATTAGTTCGGACATCGTTTGGTGTAACAGGAGCATAACAATGAACATGAAGCATGAGCCAAGACTGGGTACTTTGGAAGGTCGCATGAATGGCTTGGAGATGTGGTGTGACATGGACGTGTTCAATAACGTGAACTCGAAAGAGCCTTGGTGGGAAATTCGTAAGGATGGCGTTTGTGTCAAGACCGGAGGAGGTTCGGATGAGGCCCCGGACGCGGCATACGCGGAAGTG